TGTCCCGTGCAGCAAGTCGTGCAGGTGGTGGTCTTGCCGTTGATGGTCACCGTATGCGTCGAGCACGAGGCCCAGACGGCGGTGGCGGTTCCGGCGATGGCCAGTGCGGCCGCGATCTTCTTCAACATAATGCGCTCCTTGGCCCCGTGGGGCCTTGATTTTACGACTAAGTTGTTGTTTCTTCAACACTTTCTGCGTGCGATCGGAGGATCTTCTCGCACCGCTCCCTCAGCTCCGGGTCCATCCCGTAAAGCAGGCCCCAGATAATCGCAGCGGCCTTGCCCGTGGCCTTTGCGTAGTCCATCGGCTGACGCTTCTCAGGGGGCTTGCCAACCAGAATTTGATCGATCTCTTTCATGTCCATTTCAGTCACCTCTGTTTAACTGTAAAGCCAAGGGTACTTCTGTGCCCAGTAGCCTGTCTCGCTCTCGCAGATCCAGTACCACTCGGCTTGAGAGAGGAGGCCCTCCGCTATTGCGATGGCCTCGTCCAGATTGATGCAGTCCTGCAGGCTCATGAGTACACCCGCTTGATCTCACGATAGATGCGGCGCTCGTCGGCGTCCGTGATCTTCTGCTCAAGCCAGTTGGCCTTGTAGCCCTTACGGTCCACGAGGAACCAGTCGGACTCAAACCACCGACCGTCGTCAGCGTGATCCCACTGAGCCTGCGTCACCACCACCCCGCAAGGAATGCCGTTGATCGTGGTCTCGAAGTCTGCGATGTGCTTCATGTCTTTGCTCCAGTTGCCCTGCGTCGTGCAGTGATGCCATTCTAACCCAAAGTTAAAGTGCGACAGGAAGATAGGACAAACCCTAACTCACCATGGGCGCCAGACCGTCATGTCCAAGATCACCACCACCATGGCCGCGGCGTAAACAGCAAGCCACCACAGCAGGCTGACGCCAGACTCGATCCTCTGCTCTGTGCTCATTTGCTACTCCTTTGCAGAGGGAGGGGCCTGCTTGAGGCGCCCTCCCGACTCATCATGCTGCAGTCCTGTGCTCCTCAACAGGGACGCCCTGCAGCCTCTCCTCCACAGCCATCAGCAGTTCAGCCAGATCCTGATCCAAGAGGTGGAGTTTCTTGTTCCACCGTTGGATCGTCATCTTGATGTCGTGCAGGAGTTCCTCCTTCAGGTTGTCGTCGCTCATCACTCGAGTGGTCAGGCGGTAGCCGCCACCGTTCTCCCGGTCTGTCGGGAGGCTGACGAAGGCGCGGACCTCCATGGCTTCCGTCTCCACCAGTTTGATTCGGCACCGTTGGATCAGTGCTCGAGCCTCTTGCTTGCGATAGGCGTCTGCCGCCTTTGAGTCGTCCCATGTGAAGTGCTTGTGCAGGATGTTGTTCTCATCCCGAGCCAAGTCAATCACCTGATCCACCAACAACATTCCGCCATTCTGCTTGGCGACCTGTGTCAGGTACTTACGTTCCATTTCCATTTCATCTCTCCTTCAAAGTTGAATGCCTGCGGTGTCAGACCGTACCTTGCCTTGCTCAGCCCCGCCCCGCCTTACCTGCCTTGCCAGTCCCGAACCCGCGCGAACGGGCCGTGCCTAACCTGCCTTGCCTATCGTCTCCGCTCCGGATCAGTCCGAGCCTCGCCACTCCATGCCTGCCTCGCTGCGCCAGACCGTGACACACCACACATCACCTCGCCACGCCATGCCCCGCCTGCCGTGCCTCGCCGGGACAGACGTCGCCTATCCCGGCCTTTCCTTACCGGCCTTATTGAATCTTGAACTTCTTGATCACTTCCTTCTCTCTGTCAGAAGGAACCACATTGAACAGACCGAACCCACATCCGGCAGAAGCCTTGCTGTCAGGACGACCTGCACCGATACCCACTTGCATCCCGCACCGGGAGACAAGGTTCAAGACATCGGCCATCTTGAACTGGTCCATGTCGTACCGGATACGCAGACGCGCAGCCCAGTTGCGATACATGGGACGGGAACGGACATCGACTACGCCAGTGGCGTTTCGAGTGTGTGCCGTGTAGACGTGGCTCTCGCCGTAGATGCGGACGAGAGGGACGCCATCGTTCTTGTCGAAGCCATCAGCCTCAACGAACGCTGACAACTTCGCAAGGGTCATCTTGAACCCGACCAGTCGGCAAGCGCTGATCATGGCTGCACGGAATGCCGCGGCGTTCATGCCCTCCCAACCGTCCATGCTGCGATAGCGTGCCTCCTCGGCCTCTTTGTCGTAGTCCCGAGCCTCGCGGTTCTTCTTGTTCTTGGCGGACTGGCCCTCGGCCATCTTTGCCATGAGTTCAGCCTTCTTGCTGAAGCGCTCCACCACCAGAGGGGCAGCGCCCTCGATGAAGAAGTCGGTGACGCCGAACTTCGGCGGGGTGATAACGCAGGTTTCTTCCTTGATTGCCATTTACTTTCTCCAGTGAATACCCCTGAGGGGCGGTTGATGTGGGGGCCAGAGCCCCCGGTTGATTAACGGGTGGTGGTCTTGACAGAGAACACGGCGGTGACGGTCGTGTTGGCCACGATGACATCCTCAGGGATGTTGCAGGCCTTGGCGATCGCCTTCCAGTCGGTGACCTTGCGGTTGGCCTCGATGACCGAAGCCTTGAAGTAGTTGCCCTCGAACACCGAGCCGCCGCCGTTGGTGGCGACATCCTTCATCGCGCTCTTGATCGACTCGGCCTTGGCCGTCAGTTCAGCGATCTGGGCCAACAGGAGGCCGAGTTCGTCAGCGTGAAGGAGAGGGATGTTGTTTGCGTCCATGATCAGTTACCTTTCGTTTACCCTGCAACACCGTGCTGCAGTGGTTGCAACTTTAATCTAAAGTCAAAACCAGTGTCTAGTGATAAACCCTAAGGTTCAGTCGGATTTAGCAGTCTCTTGGTGTCCTCAAGGAGATCCTGCTCTGTGAAGCCCCAGTGCTTGGGAAAGCCCTTCGTCCCTAGCCCGTGAACTCCCGTCTTGCCGCGGTGATGCTCGGGACAGAGAGGGATGACATCGAAGTGGCTTGCCCTCTTGGCCATGCCGACACCGGCTCGAGGATGGTGCAGTTCCGCGGGCGTGCCGGGATAGCCCATCCTTCGGCACACAGAGCAGCCCAGATCGGCCACTCTGCTCATGTGCTTGCGCTCGGCAATGGTGGTCACAGGGTAGCCCTGTCCTGAGCCCGATTAGAGGCCTCCAGAGACCTCCAGACATCGATGCGGGCCTGTGCAGCCACAAGCATCCACCGCAGGCGCTCTTCCTCCTCTATGGCCTGTTTGATGGCCTTGAGGTGCTCTTTGTAGTCTGGGTGGCTGTACGCCTCCCGCTCCTGTGCGTTGACGGCCTCAAAGCCTGCCACGAGGGCCTCCTTGCAGAGTTCGGCCTTCATCGTCTTGCGGTACTCCTCGCAATAGACTCTGTTGGCCTTTGCTTGGGCGTACTTCTTCGCGTTGGCGATCATGAAGTCGATCGCGTCGTTTGGGTCAATTACCTTTTCCATCACCACCACCAGATGTAGATTGCGATCACGCCCAACCCGAAGGCGAGCAGGACCAGAAGGATGATTCCAAGATCGTCCATGGCGTCATCAAACCATCGATGCATACCCGTGCCGTGCAATGAGTGCGGCGTCGGCCAAGGCGCGGCCTTGGATCTTCTTGTGCAGTTCGTCCCACTTCGGCCACAACTGCATTGCCCGGACTCGAGCAGCATCCTTCTCGGTGCCGATCAGGCCTTCGGACTTCTTCCATGCCTGCGGAGGCACCAAGGTGTAAGGCAGCCCAAGGGAGCCGATCACTCCCATCACTGTGCCCACAGAGTGACCGAAGTTGAACATCGAGGTAACCCCCTGTTTGGGCATCGCTCCGACCATCTCAATGAAGATGTGGACGCAGCAGGAACTGGCGAGGAAGTCATGCACCAGAACCGGGTTAACTCGCTCGCTCTTGCCGACAGTCATCGTCGGCATACGGTCCCACTCGATCGGCACGCCGTCCTCGAGCACCACCATGGCGCCGGACGAACCGGGATCAATTCCAACCACTCTCATTTTTCATCCTCAGAAGTTTTGCACCTGCCATGTCGATGTACGCATTGGTCCTTTCGACATGACCCCCGTTGACGGTTCTTTGAGTGATCGTGTTTTCAATCACGATTTTTGGAAAGTACGTTCCGCCCTCATAGATCTTCTGCACCAGAAGCACATCGGACTGTTTGAGATACAAGAACCCAACGAACGGCACACAAAGGGCGTCTGACATCGCACGACCCTTTTCGATCTTGCTCATGGTCACCAACCACACGCTGCCGTATTGCTTGTTGAACTTGTCCAGATCCATGTCGTACCGGCACTTGGTCTCAACGACAGCGCAGATCTCACCGCCCTCAATGAGCACCGAATCAACGTCAGCCGGTTTGTTCTTCGGCGTGTGGGCGTATACCATTCGAGGGTAGTTGCTCTCGAATATCTCCTGAGCCCTCTTTTCATCAATCAAAGTCTTCTTACCTGCTTCAGTCAAAACGTCCATCATTTCACCTTGTTCATTCTTTGCTTCAAATCGGCCAGTGCGTCTGGCCCCCTTCTCTTCTCAATGTCTTGTGAGGTCTTCTGCCACCAGTCTCGTGCCGCAGTAAAACCACCTTCGGACTTGATCTCGTTGAACCTCTTCACCCAGTGTCTGGCCTCGCAGTTCCTCATGTGCTCCCAGATCTCCGGTGGCGGTAAGAGCGTCTCGAATTTGATCTGCAGAGGCATCCATACCGTCTTTGAGGCTGTTGAGGAGGCGGTGCGCTTCTTCACGGGTCATTGCGCTCCTTCAGCATGGCGTCGGCCATCTTGTAAGCCTGCTTGGCGACGATCTCCCCAACACCGTCCCTCTGGTGCTTGATGATGTCGGCCAAGAGTGCAGCCATGGCCGCCATGGCGAACTCGTCCCGCAGGGTCTTCTGGTCGGTTTGCTTTTCAGTCATTGCGCTCTCCAATCGCCTCACGCCACGCAGATCTCTGGAACGAACTCAGGCGGTCACCTCGAGCCTCCCGCTCCTTCAGCGCCTTGGCCCACCTCTTCGGATCGTCAGAAGCGCCGATCTGCTCCAACTTCCTCAGGATGCTCAACTTCTCCTCGTCAGAGATCTGCCGGGATTGAGAGATGGCCTCGACAGGGCTCCGATTGATGGACTCGGTGATCGATGGCCAGTCCTTGGGCTGACTCCACGCATGACGAGAGCAAAGGCGCCCATTTCCACCATCCACGCTCCAACGGTTGGGACAACCTCGAGCGCCACACATCAGGGATAGATCTTCCATGTCAGTTCCTCAGTAGTAGGGGTTTTTCGGCCTCGATGTAGCCCTTGGCTCCGTTCTCGATGGCCGCGATGCCAGACAGGCGGGCAGGGGCGTCCTCGACCCCTCGGGTCGTGTAGGTGCGGTAGAAGTCGCAGAACCGCTTCTGAAGGAAGGGAAGTTCGTCAACATCGGACTGGCAGAACTTCACCCACCCCCCGAGGCTCTGAATCGCCGCATGAGCGATCGGATCGCCTAGGTCAAGGGTCTGGTATGCCCCGACCTGAGAAATCGCCTTGTAGGCCCTATTCCACGCCAATAAGGCCCTATCCGTATGCGTACCTTGGAGCGCTCGGACGAGATCGGCGGGTTTTGGGGGGAACTGGCCCTTCTCCGGATCCATGGCGTGGGAGGTCAGGGCCTTGCGGACCTGCTCGAGATCGAAGGACTGGGCGGCCTGCCACCAGACGGTGATGGCGAAGTCCGAGACGTCCTGCTTGTAGAAGGCCAAGACATCGGTGATCAGTTCCATGAACTGAGGCTTGTCACTCGCTTTCATTCATCGCTCCTTGGTTTTGCAGCCAACGCAGGCCGACTTCCTTGTTCCGGCGCTCGAGGGCCTCCTGCTTGTTGAGGGTCGAGCCTTTTTCCTTCTGATACCAAGATGCCCTAAAACTTCCCCACCCATTCAGGCAGCAAAACTTCAATGCCTCCTGCATGGAAATTCCCGCCTTAGAAACTTCCGCCTCAATCTCATCCATCGCGGTCTTTGTGAGAGGCAGCCTCTTCGCTTTCCTGATGGCCAACCAGTCTTCCCAGACTTGGGGTTCCACACCGGGGAAGCACTCGACGACTGTCGATGTGCGTGTATTTTTCTTAACCCCACTCCTATCTTTCTTAGATGCTCCTATGCTTCCTTCTTCTTTCGCTTCTTCTTTCGCTTTCGCTTTCGCTTCAGGCGGTTGGGCAGCAGTGAACTTCTGATGCACATCCGTGGACTCCAGTTGCCCAACGGTTGTTTTTGACCCTAAGCCGTTGATTTTGCTGATAGCGTCATCATCGCCCTGCATCAAGGCAACAGGAGGAAGCGGATGCTTGGGGAACTTGATCTGGATGCGCTGTCGGAACTTCGGAATGAAGCCGTAACGCTTCCCGGCCACCTCGTAAAGGCGGATAAGGTCGGCGTCGGCGAGCATCTGAAGCAACTTGTCGCCGGACTCTCGACGGATATCGGCGCGGCGTGCCAGTTTGAAACTGGTGGCCTCAAAGAGCCCTAGGTCGTCGGCAGACAGGAGGATGGTGACATACAGCCACCGGGCTTCAACGGGAAGCGAGAGAATCGCCTCCGACTCGAGCATCTCGTCACGGATTAGACGATTCGGCATCGTCGCCTCCTTCAAGATACTCTGCTTGCTGTGCGGTCGCCATCTCAACCAGATCTGGCAGGTCTGCAAGCAGCCGCTCCGCTTGACGGGCGGACAGCAGAAGCAGGACGCTTTTCCCTAGGGCGTTGTCATCGCCCTTGATGGCGATAAAGCCCCCGTGCGTGATGTAGACGGAGATTTCCGTCTCACTGATGGCCCTGTATATGGGCATAGCCAATCTCCTTGGGTGGACGACCCCAGTGTGAGAATTACCGGGGGTGTCTGCACCCGTTGCGGGTGATGAAACGGCATCTGAGGCCGTCCCCCAAGGAGACTGACTCAGACACACCTTTTACGCTTCTCACGGCGTGTCAAGATGCTACTACAGGAAAAGATCCGGGCGCAACTCCCTGCGCGTCACGAGCCCTTGCGTGGCGTCCTCGATACGCTTGGACAATGCCGCAGAGGGCTTCCTGCGCTCGTGGATCAGCAAGGACATCCATGACTGCGTCACCCCTAGGTACTCGGCCATCTCCTTGATGGCGCCTATGGGCTCTTCGTCGAAGTATTGTTTGAGGTTCATTCTCCCAGTGTACTTGCACTTCCCGTCAAAGACAATGTTGACGCAAGATCAAAGTCGTGTTCTACTTCCAACACGCCGAAGAGGCGGTAACTGGAGATGAAATGAAGCAAGTCCCCTACAACACGGGCAAGGTTGCCATCGGCAGCCGTTACGAGCCTCCCGTCAAACTTCCTGAGATCAGCCGCGACATGGAGCGGTTGCAGACTGCTCTGATCTGCAAGCCTCAGAAAGTCCCCTTGTCCTACATCCTGCTGCTTGCACTCATCAATGGTGGGTTGCTTGTGGCGTTGCTTTTGGTGGTGACGAAATGAGCCTACGAGAAGCAGCGCAGCAGGCGCTTGAGGCGTTGGAAGTTGCGACAACGCCCTTGGCAAAAGACAGGCAAGAAGTATTAAGAGCCAGAGAAGCCCTCCGCACCGCGCTTGCGGAGCCTGAGCAGGAGCCTGAGCAAAACACTGTGACCTGCGTCTGCGGCGCTGTGTGGGAAGGCAATCTCATGGTTCACGCTCCGAGGCAGCGAAAGCCGCTGACTGAGCCTGAATTGCACGAGATTAATCCGACATGGCCTGCGCCCGGGCAGCACTGGGAGTACGAAGATGTGCTTGAATTTGTCAGAGCCATCGAACGCGCACACGGGATTGGAGGTGAAGCATGATTCACTACCACGGAACCCCCATCGGTGGTCCGCGCAAGGATGCGGCTAGGTTCTTGGCGGGTCGCCATGCCCTTGTGCCATTTAGTTATCAGGATGACATAGGCATCGTTGCGGAAGTTTGCCAGTCATTTTGCTTGGACAACGGCGCGTTTACCGTGTGGAAGCAAGGCGGCAAACTTGATGTCGATGGTTATATCAAGTGGGTGGCAGAGTGGCATCGACACCCCGGCTTTGACTTTGCCCTGATTCCTGATGTGATCGACGGTACGGCTCAAGAAAACGATGCGCTAGTTGAGAGATGGCCGAAGGTGCTGAACGGTGTTCCCGTGTGGCATATGCATGAGCCCACGCCGAGGCTAACTTGGTTGGCAAGGCGGTTCAGAACGGTTGCTTTGGGGTCTAGCGGGGAGTTTTCTTCGGTAGGCACACCGCAATGGTGGGGCAGGATGAAGCAAGCAATGAAGGCCGTGTGCGACGAGCAAGGCCGACCATTTTGCAAGTTGCATGGGCTTCGGATGCTTGATCCTGACATCTTCACGCGCCTACCCTTGTCCTCTGCCGATTCCACCAATGCGGCAGTCAATTCGGGTTCGCTTAGTCGGTTTGGGTCGTATCTGCCGCCGACCGTGGCGCAACGCGCAGAAGTCATTGCCGAGCGTATTGAGGCAAACAACTCAGCACCGGCATTCATTGAAACACAGGAGGAACTGTGCTTTACATTGCAATCGTGATCTATGCCGTCGCTATGACGGTTGCCAACCTGACCATAGCCGCATTTGGGCCGTGGGTAAGCCCTATCAATGCTTTTTTCTTGATTGGCCTTGACCTGACACTGCGCGATTGGTTGCAGACGCGACTGAATCAGGTTCAGATGCTATGCCTGATAGTCGCATCAGGGTTGATTACCTACCTCGCCAACCCATCAGCGCACATGATTGCGATTGCCTCAGCAGTTGCGTTCACCGGAGCCGCCTTTGTGGATTGGTCGGTGTTTACCAAGGCCAAGGGAACTTGGTTTGCCAAGGCCAACAAGTCAAATGTGGCCGGTGCTGCAGTAGATTCGTTAATCTTCCCGACTATCGCATTTAGTTCTCTGATGCCTCACATCGTGCTGATGCAGTTTGCGGCAAAAGTTGGCGGTGGCTTTGTTTGGTCTTATGTCTTTTCAAAAGTAAAGGAGAAGGCATGAGATGGCTTACCGATTGGCTTGCTACTGCATGGGCACTTGCCATCTTGCTTGTGATCTTTCTCGGGCCTTTCGTGTTGGTCGGGGTGTTGGTTAGCTACCTGTGGGGGATGCTATGAGCGAACCCGTCATGTGGACAACGATAAAAGGCAAGGAGGGTCTTGTGCCGCTTTATACAGAAGCACAACAGCGCAAGCCGCTGACTGAGCATCAAATTGAATTGCTTGCAGTTAAACACGCGCCCCCGATTGACCCTGCGTTTGCAGAGCATGATGATTTCATTGAGTTTGCCCGTGCCATCGAACGCGCACACGGCATCAAGCAGGAGGAAGTATGAGCATGGATCGTGACACCATCATCCGACTGGCGCGGGAGGCGGGATTTTTCGTTTGGACTAATGAGCGAGAGACGGTTGAAGGCGATGCGGAAGACCTTAAACGCTTCGCCGCCCTTGTCGAGCAGCATGAGCGAGAGCGAGTCAAGGCAGAAATGAAACCATCTGGATCATTCCTCGCGTGGGAGAACACCCTGTGCAATGCGTTAGACCATCCACGGATTCAATCCCAAAGCGCATGGGAAGACGGGTATGCCAGTGGCGTAGCCGCCGAGCGAGAGGCTTGCGCGAAGGTGTGCGAGACGCGGGTGATGGGCGACAACAACCGAGAGGACGAAGAAGCAAAACGATGCGCCGCAGCAATTAGGAGCAGAACATGAGCAAACCAGAACTGACAGATTTCCAGAAACGATTCCTCCTCGGGTCTCAAGGCCAGACCCTGTTTACTCAGAAGGAGTTTGAAGAAGCACTCAATCAAGCCAAGGCAGAGATCATGGCCATCGCCATTGAGACCTCAAGACAGGCCGTGATGATCGAACGCGACGCCTGCGCCGAGATGGTCGAGAACGCCGGTCATAAAGAATTGGCAGAGCAGGTCCGCAACCGCATCCCAAGTCAGCGCCAGTAAAGAGGAAGAAATGACAAAGACAGAGGTGATCCTGTCCTACATCAACGAACAGCCCGCCACGATTAGAGAACTTCAAAAGATTACGGGCTTTGACACAAAGATAATTAGCGGCACAATCACCCGCCTGCGGTCACGAGGTGCATTGATTTACATCTCGGGGTGGCAGAGGCAGAACATGGGCAGGAGAGAGCAGTGGGTTGCTCAATGGAACGTCGGGAAGTCCAAGGAAGCGGACAAGAAGTCTCCAAAGGGCATGGACAAGAAGTACCACTGGAAGGCTGCATATCACCGCCAGAAGGCGAAGATCAGGGCCTCCAGTGTCTTTGCGTGGTGCATGAATCCATGAACGAATACGAAGAATGGAAGAAGGATCCTGAGGCCCAGAAGGAGTACATCCTCTGGCGTCTGGAGAGTGACCTGCGTGAGGCAGGGTTTGATGAAGCAGCCGCAACCGCGGTAGTTAACCAAGTGAAGGAAGAGAAATGAGTTTCTTTGTAGAAAGCAGCGGAAGTCGTGAGTTCAAGTTGGTTCCTCCCGGCAATCATCTGGCTCGCCTGTACCGGATCGTCGATCTGGGTACACAGGAGCGCCGCTACGAGGCCGATGTGAAGTTCCAACGTCAGGTCATGCTCGGATGGGAGATCCACTCCGAAGATGAGGCCGGGGAACCCACCGTCACGGAAGACGGCGTGCCGATGGCCATCTTCAAGAACTACACCCTGTCGTGGAACGAAGCCGCCACCCTGCGGAAGGATCTGCAGGCATGGAGGGGTAAGCCTTGGACGGACGCCGAAGCAAAGCGCTTCGACCTCAAGAACATCCTCGGCCAGTGGTGCCTCCTGAACGTCGTCCACAAGGTGGGCCGTCAAGGGGATAAGACCTTCGCCAACGTGGCAGGAATCGGCCCTGTTCCTTCCTTCCTGAAGCAGAAGGGCCTTCCTGCAGGCCACAACGAACTCCAGTTGTTCCGCCTCGGGGAGCCTGACTGGGAACTGTATGAGACCTTCTCCAAGGGCCTGAAAGCCAAGATTGAGTCCTCACCTGAGTTCCAGTCCTTGAAGCGCTCTGGGGACGCTCCAGAGGCCACCAAGAGCAAGTTCGACGACATCGACCAAGACATCCCCTTCTAGGAGTACCCATGATCGTTCGCGCATCTGAGAGTCAGCATTGGTATACCCGAGAGGGTGACCCGATGTACTCAGTCCCTGACAGGAACGGGCTACCGCGCCCGACAAACCTCAGGGACGCCCGCAAACTCAAGTTGGTGCCCTCGGTGACCACCATCATCAAGTGCGCGGCATCTCCGGGCCTTGAGGCTTGGAAGTTGCAGCAGATGATGATGGCCGCCCTGACCCTTCCGCGGGCGCCGGAGGAGACGGAAGAGTCCTTCATCTCGAGGATCCAGACCGACTCCAAGGAGCAGGCCAAGCAGGCCGCCGACAGGGGATCAGAGGTCCATGCTGCCCTTGAATCCTTCTTCGAGACCCGTCACGTCACGATGAAGTTCTCCGACGCCGTACTGGGTACGGAGGACGAGGTCATCAAGATTTTTGGCGATCTTGAGTGGTCTACGGAGAAGTCTTTTGGCCACCCCATGGGTTTTGGGGGAAAAGTAGACCTTCATTCCCGCGACGGGAATGGCGTTGTGATCGATTTTAAGACAAAGGAGTTCAGTCGTGACCAAATGGAGAAGATTCAGGGATACGACGAGCACCTCATGCAACTGGCTGCTTACAGGATTGGGCTTGATCTGCCTGATGCTCGATGCGCCAACGTGTTCGTCTCGGTCACAGAGCCGGGACTGGCTGTAGTCAGGGAGTGGTCTCAAGAAGACCTAAACAGGGGTCGGGCAATGTTCGAGTCGTTGCTCAACTATTGGTACGCGAAGAGCGGATTGGAGAGGTAAATGGAAGAAGGATTCTGGGGCCTTTTGCTCCTCGTTTGGACTGGGTTGGCATGGCTGACCCACGTTGTGGTGTCGATCTCAACGAGCAAGTGGATGCTTCTGCTTGTTGGGTCGATCTTCTTCCCGGTGGGCTGTGTCCACGGCACCGGGGTTTGGTTTGGCATCTTCTAAGGAGAGAACATGATCACTTTGCAACTCACCAACACTCAATACAGCATCGTCAAGGCAGCAGTTGAGGCCTACAGCGATGGCCTGATGAAGGCTATTGAGCAGCAGGAACCCGCTGTGACGATCGTTACAGTCAACAGCCCTGTGACGGCACAGGTTCGCCCCGCCAAGTACGGCCTGAAGAAGGACGGAACCCCCCGCAAGGCTCCCGGACGCAAGAAGGTGCGCTCATGAACCTGACGACTGAAGAGGTCAAGGAGGCCTTCCGCAGCGTCTGGTTGGAGGAGAACTACGCCTTCCTCGAGGAAGACCTAGTGAAACTTGCCAATGGCTTTATCGCAGCGGCTGCGCCTAAAATCGCCCGAGCAGAGCGCGAGAAGTGCATCGAGTTCGTCCGCAGCCTCAATGGGGTTGTGGCGGACGCCCTGCAGGAGAAGCGCCGTGACGCCTGAGGAGTTCATTGATGCACTCTTCGGAAAGGGGTGGACGAACGATCAACTGCCCCTCTTCCTCGAGATCGTCAAGAAGTTTGATCAGGACTCCAAGAGGTATCACGAGGTCCGCGAACTGCTAACGAACGAGTCTGGTCTTTTCGCAACAAGGAAGCAACTCCGTGAATTTGATGACTTGGTTGACGAAGCGGCCCGATATGCCGGACCTGTTTGACTACGCCCCCATGCTCATCAAGGTCGAGCAACTGGAGCGTCAAATCCACGATCTGTGCCTCGAGAAGAAGTACCAAGAGGCTACGTCCTTGACAGACGAAATCGTTGAACAGTGCGTCCTGCTCAAGAAGTGGCTCAAGGCTCAAAAGTGATCCTCATCAAGGTCACCGACGGGAAGTTGGAGGCCAACTGGGAAGAGATCGTTGCTCTTGCAGAAGAGTACGACAAGGGCTCCAAGCACGAAGATGCGTACATGAGCAAGATCTTCTCCCTCATCTTTGATAAGGGCTACGAGCAGGCCCTAGAAGACATGGAAGAGCACAACAGAAGGCTTGTCTTCTTGGCCACTTGCACGGCAGGACACGCATAAAAAAGGCCCCCGAAGGGGCCTAACTCTCTTGGTTTGGCAACTGCAGAGAGACTTGGAGAGATTCGGTTAAGGCATTGGGTTGCCCATAGGGTCTACGTTTGTCAACATCCGTTGAGCCTCAGGGCCAGAGATTCCGCGGGAGCGCATCTTGTCTAGCAGGTACAGGGTTAGGGGGGAGCCAACGCTCATGGCAGTTCCCAAAAGTTGACCACCCGGAATCATTGCTGCGCCACCTCCAATCGCGCCCATACCGGCGATTGAGGCTCCAACAGGGTCACCTTGATCCATCCGACGCATGGCTTCCATGCCGGACTCGGCCATTCCCAACCCTCCAAGAGCGCCCACGGTTTTGGGCATAGAGGACATGAACTGACTGGCTCTCTGCAATCCGGATGGCTCCATCACAGGAGGCTTTGCAAACCGAAACTCAGGTTGAATGCCGCCAATCTTGGCGCCTTTGCGAAGTCCTTGCTCAAACTCGTGAGCCTGTTTGTAAGTCTGACCTCCGCGCTGACCATATCCCATCTGCTCGGTCCATCCCGCCACCCCTCGAGTAGGTTGAGGCATCTGAACGCCGGGGGCAGCGCCAAGGCTTTGCATTACCTGAGCACCGCCTGCACCACCCGCAGCAGCAGCAAGATCAATTATGGCTCGAGTCGGATCGACGCTTTGCGTCATCTCACGAGCCTTTGTGGCCAGTGTCTGAGCCGGAGAGACGGGAGGGGGTTTGGGGGGCTCTGTGGTGCCGCCAGAAATAGGACTGTTGCGAATTTCTCTTAAAACTGCATCCAAGTCGCCTTGAGCGCGACGAATAGCCTGCATATCGCCAGAGTCGTTGGCACGTTTGAGTACTCGAACGGCCCTTTCTTGCTCGGCACGCAAAATCCTCATGCGGCCCTCTTCATCCATGACGGCTTTAGGGCGTTCAGGAGCGGGTTTCTTGTAGAACTCTGCGGAAGCAATCGCCTCAATCTGGGCATCGGTTGCATCTTCCGGGGCAGTGACCATGATCACCCGCCCATCTGGGCCTTCAACCTTGAATTTTTTGTCAGCCACGAGTTACCTCACGACGGTGAAAGGCTTCTTGCCGGGATAGACGATGTTGGTCACACGCTTTTGATAGTCAGAGAAGATCTTCTGGAACTCAGGCGTGTCCTCAAAGTCTTCGTACTGCATCTTGCTCTTACGCAAAGCGGAAGACAGTTCATGCTCAAACTTGGCTTTCTCGCGCATGAAGTTCAACTTCTTTCCAAACGCCCGCAGGGTATCCGTCATATTTGGGCCCATGGCATTGACCATCTGCTGCTCAAAGTTTGATACAGAGGTTCCAGATCCAAGACCCTTGCGCTGCTCAAACTGCGTCATAGCCAAGAGTTGGCCAAGTTCCGCCGCAGCATCAATCACATCTTGCGAGGCGCCAGTTTGGGCCACCAGTTTGCGAACCGCAGGAATGCCAACAGAAAAGTTGCCGACTCGAAGAGCCTCTTCCACCAGACTTCCAAGTCCAGAGACAACATCTCCGCGCTCAAGAACACCAAGCACTTGATCGATGCCGGGGGTGCGAAGAATAGACTCCATCCGATCGTAAGTAGGAATCAGACTAAGAGCCGCCTTACCGGCCTCTCGCACTTGAGTCGTTTGGCCTGCACGAGACTTACCCGCGGCTTCCGCCTCCGCCTCTCGTTGCTTTTGAGCGGCAGCCGATTCACCAACCGTTGGGCGCCCCGGAGCCTGTTCTGTGGGCTTTGCAACCCCGCCGGGACGACGGAACTTGTCCATCCACTCAGCGCCCTTGCCTTCCGCTTCGGCCTTCTCGTACTGAGAGTATTGCCAAGGCGTCATCATGTACTTGCCGTAAGGAGTGGTGAACTCCTCCTGCTTCTGACCGGGGATCGGTAGATCCAGATACTGCTGCGTGTCGCTGTCAAACACGATGCCGTTCATGGAGATCTTGAATCGATCGCGCTGAGACTTCACCATGTCGGAAAGGATTTTTGCCTTTCCCTCCATCCCGGGCATGGCAGCAAGACGAGCAATATCAGACTCATTCAGCGGTCGCATACCTTGTTGAGGGGCGGTTCCGGTGGTGGCATCGGGTGCTGCCTTGGCGGCGCCAGACGGCGAGACACCGCCGATAAGACGATTGAATTCGCGCTCTCCGCGGGCGGCTTGAGCCTCACCCGCTTCCATCTGAGCCAACTCCATCCGCATCTGGGCGTTCTCAATGGCCCTCTTGTTTTGAGCCTCTTGAGCAGGGCCAACCGTCGCCGCAACATTGCCCAAAGATTCGCCGAAGCCGCCCGTCTTGGTAGGCGCCAAAAATCCCTGCGCCATCGCCAAGAGAACTGGATCGAACAGTTGTTGCTCTCGAGAGGCCAAAGCCGCCTCAAGAGCCTTACGGCTTTGAATGACCTTGTCGATCGTCGCCTGCTCCTCCGGAGACTCGGCAAGCAGAGACAGAGGAGTACGTTGAGCGGTTGCCATGGCTAGTTATCTCCCGACTGGTCAGATTTCAATGCCATCGGTGCCACCAATGCCGGTGAAGATTGGATTAATTCCCTTCACGGTGTCGCCGGTTTGGGTAAATAGATCTTTAAGACCTCCCAAGGCTTTCCACCCAATGCCAGTTTGAATGGGTTGACCAGTCTTCGGATCAATTGCGTTACCGAACATAGAGCCGATCAGGCTTCCAAGGCCCGCAACTTGAGACAGCGGAGATGGTCCATAAGAGGACGCCGGTCCAACGTACTTCTCAGTCGTCGTGGTCGGGTAGGTATATCCACGCAGGATCTGAGCGATGTTCTGAGCCCGGACGGTCGGGGCTTCGATCTTGGCTTGCTCGTAGGCCTGCTGCGTTGCACCGAGATCTGCAAGAGCCTTGAGGCCAGAAGTTGCCGCAGTCTCAGATCCCGTTCCAATGCCGGAAAGAGCGCTTGCTGCAGCCTGCTGCGTCTGCTTTTGCTTCATGGCCGCATCCAGAGCGCTCTGGTAGCCTGCAGCACGGTACTTGGACTGCTGACCTAGAAGATCGGCCTGAACGTCGCCCAGAGCCTGTCCAATGGCCCCTGCGTAGCGTTGGCTGCCGAATGCTCCAGTTCCGCCGAAGGCAGACCGCAGTTGAGGCAGCATACTGCGCTGCACGTTTTGGGCACTCTGGCGCTGCATCTCATCGACTACAGCCCGCTCATAGGGGTTGTAGAAGGCAGAGATGTCCTGCTGTGTGACCGGAGCGGCTGCACCTTGACCCGCCTGCAGGGCTGCAGTCATGGCCGGTTGGTAGGCCGTGGCCACCCCCGGAGCGATCTGATACGCCTGCTGCTGCAAGGCAGAAGGAGCAGCAACCAGATCCGAACCAGTCAAACCCAGTTGGGCTTGGCCGGTCTGGGCCAGTTGAGTCAGATAGTCAGTAAGGTACTGTGGAGCAGTCGCCGCTGTAGTCCGGGTGGTTTCTACATTCGGCGGTGCGGTGCCTTCGAAAAGTGACATGATCGCTCCTTTACCGCTTCGATTTTAGGTAGTCAAGGGGAGATTTCAAAGCGGGTGGAGGAAGATCTTTTGGACCTTTCGACCGCGCCCTGTCCCGGATGCTGTGCATCATCTCGTACAACTTGTCAGTTCCGGCCTTGGTAGAGCCGTTTCCAAGGGCAGAAACTACGTCCGCCGGGAAGACAAACTCCCCGTCTGCAAGCCACGCCGGGATGTCGTCAGACTGCCCGTCACCCTCTCCGGCGACGTGCTTGCCGTGCTTAAAGTCCTCTCGGCCACCGCGGTGCGTCGGAAGTCCGCCTTCCTTGGCCAAGAGGGGTAAGGCCATCCCGCCCTCTTTTGCCATCAGGGGTTGGACGTACCCGCCCTTGGCATAGTTGGCAGCCTGACCACCAAGGATGTCGTCGATCGAGTCTTCCTGCCCGTAGGTGTAGTGAGGCTGATTGACGGCCTGCCCAAGAGCCCCTTCTTCTTGGCCTGCTCGTTGGGACAGGATCTGCATCAGACGAGGGTCAATGTTCTGCATCATGGCTTCTCTTTCAAACTGTTCTTGTGCCTGACGGAATTGGGCAAGAGGATCAACATAGCCTTGGGTGACCTTGGACTCTAGGAATTGAGGTGCAAGACGCCCCAGTTCTCCGCCTCCGATAAAAGCAGGCAAAGAAGCAGCCGCAACGGATGGGAACGATACGCTTGTCTTCGGGGGCGTAGTTACCGGATTGACTGGGTTGACGGTAGAGATAGGCGAAACAGGGTCCACCGTTTTGACGGGCGGAACGGGATCAATCGGAGTGACCGGCGGCAAAGGTTTGACCGGCGGAACAGGCTTGACCGGGTCAACAGGCGGAGAGTCAACGACGATTTGCGTACCTGTTGTCAGATCCGTCACTACGCTATTGGTGACCCCGGTATTCGAGTCAGTCGTCGTCGTGACAGAGATGTTGTCGTCGGTCGTGGTTTGAGTCGTAACACCAGTCGTCGTGTTGGTCTCGGTGGTTGTCGTGACGCCAGTATTGGTGTTGGTGGACGTGGACGTTGTGACACCAGTGCTGACATCAGTCTTTGTCTCAGTCGTGACGTTGGTATTCGTATCCGTCGTCGTCTGAGTCGTGACGTTCGTGTTGGTGTCGGTTGTCGTCTGAGTTGTTACACCAGTATTGGTATCTGTCTGAGTCTGAGTCGTAACACCCGCGTTCGTGTCCGTCTGAGTCTCAGTCGTTGTCCCAGTGTTGGTGTCGGTTTGAGTCTGAGTCGTGACGCCAGTGTTGGTGTCCGTATTGGTCGTTGTTGAGACGCCCGTATTCGTATCGGTGGAGGTTTGAGTCGTAACACCCGTATTGGTATCCGTCTGCGTCTCCGTCGTCACCCCGGAGTTGGTCGAAGTCTGAGTCGTAACTCCGGTATTGGTGTTGGTGGACGTTTGAGTCGTCGTTCCGGTATTGGTATCAGTCGTCGTGGACGTTGTCGTGTTCGCGTCCGTCGTCGTCTCGGTTGTGACTCCAGTGTTGTTGTTCGTGGAAGTCTGCGTCGTGACGTTCGTGTTCGTATCCGTCTGCGTAGTCGTAGACGTATTGGTGTTGGAGTCAGTAGCCGTTTGAGTGTTGACCCCAGTGTTTGCGTTGCTGTTGGTCTGAGTGGTGACGTTGTTGTTCGTCTGAGTCTGACTGGTGGTCCCGGTAGTGGTGTCGGTCTGAGTCTGAACCTGAGTACCAGTGTTGTTGTTGGTTTGAGTCTGCGTGTTGACGCCGCCACTGGAGTCGGTTTGCGTAGTCGTGCCGCTCTTGGTATCGGTAGCCGTCTGAGTCGTTGCGCCAGTGTTCTGGTTCGTGGTCGTGGACTGAGACACCCCAGTGTTCGCATCAGACGAAGACTGAGTAGTCGTTCCCGTATTTGCGTTCGTAGAGGTGGACTGGCTGACTCCGGTGTTGTTGTCCACCGTAGAGTTGGTCGTCACGCCGCCTTGAGTCTGGGTGCTTGTGACAACCCCGCCAGACACGGATACGTTAGCGCCTGCAGCGTTGGCCGCATTGACAGCAGCGTTGGTGGCTGCGTTCGTATCAGCGCCGGAGTTTGCCGCGGCGTTTGTCGCAGCACTGACCACAGAGGCGGCATCCGCTCCAGAATCAACAGCCGTCGTGACGTTGTTTGTCAGGTTGCCACTGGAGATGTCGTCGTTCGTAACGGAGATTTCTGTCGTCTGACCAGAAGCATTCGTGACCGTTGCCGTTCCGCCGGAGACGGAAGTGGTCGTGCCAGAAGCGTTGCCTGCGCCTGTTCCGGTTGCGGCCGCCGCGTCAGTTCCGCCGGAAACTGCTGCACCCAAGTTGGCCGCACCGGCAACCGCTCCAGTTGTTCCGGGGCCAACAAGTCCACCGATGATTGCTTGGTTTTGGATAGAGCCAACATCAAGGCCAGTACCCGCACGTTGAGTTGCAAGTTGAGTAAGTGTTTCTTGGGCTCCGCTTGCAAGCGCTTCAGATGGAGACTCAGTAACCGTTGTACGCAGGAACTTCGTCGGAATGCCTTTGGTCGCAGCAGCAACAATTGGCCCCTCGCCGATAACAGACGCCCCAATCTCGGCGACTGCAGCACCAATACCGGCCAAGTTTGCGTTGGTGTTGGCCTGTGCTTCGCTAAAACCCATGGCAAGGAGGCGATCCTTGACATCACGGTAAGTGGCGGCATAAGCCTCCGCACCGTCAAGACCTGCGTTAACGCTAACCGCAGAACTCATGCCGATCTTCTCGGCAATCTTCTCAGAGAAGGCCAGTTTGGCGGCGTTGTTGACAAACTTACCCGCAGCAACAGATCCCCCAACGGGAAGAAGTTCTTGCCACAACTCAGTTCCAACCCAATCACCAAAGGCCGCTCCGATCGCGCCGGGATTGGACTTCGCCAACTCCCACAGGGCAATCAACTTATTTGCGCCGCCCTCTGTGTTGGTCAAAGTGTCAGCAACGCTCTTTTGGCCTTGACGAACAATGTCAGGTGTCATGGCCTGACCACTGAGATTCATCTCTCCGCCGATCTCACGCAGCCTGTCGGAGTTGATGATGTCGCCAACGTAACCAATCTGCTCGCCAAAACCCTTCTTCGCCGTAGCGACGATGCCTCGAGCCAAAGTGCTGCTTGGAGAGTAGGGATCAGCAACAGCGCCGTAGATCTGACCCGTCAAGGGATCAGACATCTCGATGTCGCCCTCTTTGAGGCGGCCTTCCTTGATGTCAAGGGCAATCTGCTCGGCAGCGGTCAGACGCTGTGCAGAGGCGCCGGATGACTGCGTAACGTAGACAGGGATACCGTTTGCGTCATAAGCAACGGTGGCGGTGTTGCGCTCGTTGGGGCCTGCAATACGGTAGCCCTCAGGCGGAACGTAATCACGGTCCACTGACGTGATGTCTCTGGGCCTGTAGAAGCCATACTCACCGGCACCAAGGTTTTGGCCTGACTTGCCAAACTGGCCGGAGTCGATCAGTGCTCGGAGTTGATCTTCCTTGCCCGCCAAGACAAACGAAGCGGCAGCGTTCAGATCTGCCTGATCAATCCAAGACAAGTCATTCCCAAACTTCTCCTTCAGGATTTTGGCGGCTTGGATACCAAAGTTCGTGCCGATGGCCACGTTCTTGGAGAAGCCCTTGGATGCCTCTTGTGCGGCGGTCTGATCAACCGGCTTGCCAGAAATGTCTTGCGTCTGTCCTGCAGCAGCAAGAACATCTTGAACAGATGCGCCAAGGGTGTAGCGGTTGCCACCATAGGTGAACATCCCATAGCCTTGAGACTTCGCCAGAGCAGCAGCCTCTTCAGGAGTGGCCGCTTGATCTGCCTTAATGTTCAAGGTCATGCGGGCAGCAGCATCCTTCTGCGCTTGAGTCAGGTCGCCCCATTCCTCGTCAAGAATCTCAATCGATGGGATGGCGCCTTGAATGATCGGAAGTCCGGTTGCTTGTGCTGTAGCCCTATCGATCGCATCTCCACCGGTTACCGCCCGAGCAGCAGATGCGGCATCTTCATCAGTCGCTCCGGCACGCTTGGCCGCAGCAAATGCTGCAGCAGCAGGGTCAGAACTCTGAGACGAAGAAGACATCGCCGATCCAAACTGTTGAACGGCGTTGGAGATGGCGTTGACGTTCCCAGACTGAAGGGCCTGAGCCAACGAAAGAGCACGACCGGCAATGACCGTGTTTTGGCTGTTTGTCAGTTGTCCAAGGGATGCTAGGGCTTGACCGTACTGGCCGTTCTGCACCGCCATGAGGGCAGAAGCACCCTTGGCAGCATCTCCGAACGTAAATCCAGTGTCGCCAATCTGTGTACCCGCAACATCAGCACCCAGTTGAGAGCCACCCATTGCAGACAAAGCACCGGCCCAGTCTCCGGTCTTCAGAGCGTTGGCGACGTTTGCGCCAGTTGCGATGTTTTGGAAGGTGCTTTGAGCAATCCCGCCGAGCGTTCCGCCGGGAGTCGTCATCGTCCCGGTGCCAAAGTCGTATCCACCTGCCAGTCCACCAAGACCGCCCGCACCAGATGCAATAGCCCCAAGGTAGTTTCCTTGGCCCGCTTGGAAAGCAGCATTGGCAAGCATCCCCCACGGGCCAAGAGCGGGAGCGATCATGGAGAACACCGGAGCCAGTGTTCCCTTCCACTCCTCTGAGTAGTCAAATCCTCTAGGCTGACCGATTAGTTTTCCCGCTTGATCGTATTGGTAGGCAACACCACTGTCGCTGCCTGTGAAGTACCGGACCTCGCTGCCGGTGATGTTTCCGGCGTCGTCGTAGGTGTACTTGGTCTGCAGGGGCAGTCCGCGGTCATTGGTGCTCTGGGTAGACGCCTCAAAGCCGCCGCCCTGTCGATTGCCGGAGAAGTCGTAAGAGATCGGCATCGACCGCAGGGTGTAGTTGCCAACCTGCACGCCGGGATCATTGAAGGACGACCCTTCGCCCATCAGGTACGCCTGAGCGTAGTTGTTCTTCAGTTGCTCCCCGATGTTGGGGTCGGCGCTCAAAACACTCGACAGCAGATTCTGCGGGCTTGCGGATGCGGCCTGCTGAAGAGCGCCCGCTGCAGGACTAGGAGCAGCACTGGGAGCAGGGCTTGGAGCCGCCGTAGGCAAGCCACCGGTCTCACCTATCGTTGTGCCAGTGCCCGAGATGGTGCGCTTCTCTGGCTTTTGATAGTCGTTCCCAAGCGTCGTCCACTCAGAAGTGGAGCCAAGAAGTTGTTTGGCTTCTTCTGAACCCGCCGGGAACCAGTCCTCAAGGCCAAAGTTGACAAACTCGCTGACTCCCGGAAGACCAAGCAATTGTTGATTGTAGGAACGAGCGGCGTCCTCTTCGCCTTTTTTTGCAAATCCTTGCGTGACAAGTTTCACCTCTTTCCCAAGTGCATTGACTTGAGGGATGAAGTTTTTTGTCCAATCAAAAAGTTGATCAGCAGGAACGCCCCATCCAAGGTATGGATCAAGAGCAACAAAATCCGCTCCAGAGTTTTTGATCTCATTGAGCAGTTGATCATTTGTTGCCTTGCCTTGGAAAACCGCGTAAGGCGTGATGACAACCCCCGCACGCTGTCCTTGCGACTGAGTGTCCTTGACTTTATTTGCCAAGGCGGTTCCCGTGGGACTGTTGGGATTCCAAAACAGTTCATCTGAGACAATGGCGTCGTTTCCGCGTTGGAAGATATTTCCGGAAGACTTGATCATCCCCGTATTGGGGTCATTAACAGCGTTAGAGCCAGTCGTCCAACTTCCCGCATCACCAAAGTTGCTCAGTTCAGGCCCGCTGCCCGTCTGATGAAACAGGTCGGACACATTGAAGTTGGTTCCGAGAGCCTGATTCCACAGATTGACAGCCTCTTGCGGCCTCATGCCCTGCTGAGTTACCCAATCAAGGCCACGCTGAGTGGCTTGAGCATCATCTGCTCCGCCCGCATAGATGTACTGCTTAAACCACTCAGGAGTTCCTGCTGCGGTCGCAGGAGGCTGCCCCAACAGTTCCTCTTGGGTGGTAAACGTCCGCCCTTGGCGGGCCATCTCCAACTGCTCTGGAGTCAAGACGCCAGATTGAGAAGCCCAATCCTGTACTTCTTTGAGGTCAAACGGCGATGCGCCTTGCAATCCGCCCTGTTCAGAGCCGTAACGCAGAAGGTTGTAGACGCTCAGTGGCGACTGTCCGCCGTAGGTCTGTGCAATCTTGGTGTAGTCGGGAGCAGGAGGGGTTGAAGGCAGCCCCGATGGAGGCTGCATGGCCTGATACTCAGGAGAGGCCACGAACTGCTGACGAACCATCTCGGGCGTGTAGCCCTGAGTGTTCATGGCGTTGAGCCAATACTGGTAGCCGCCCGGATCAGGAGCCCTCTTGAAGACATCCTGATACAGGCCGGTCAGCGCCGACTCGTTGTCTGTTCCAACCGTAGAACCTTGCGCCGAAGTGTCGGGGAGTGCCATATCAAGTTCTCGGATTTACGATACCAACAACAGCCTGAGCCCAGTCTTGCCAGTCTTCAAAGGCATAAGGACTGGGGATGCCTTCGTTTGTGAATACGTCGATCGCCACAAGCCCCGAGGCCCAAGACTTCCAGTCCAGTGAAGGAGAAGGAATCTGAAGGTTCTGGCCTGCGTAAAGTTCACACATGAGCGCCGCCCACGAGTTGAACGTGTGATACCGGGGGTCATAGACAAGTCCAACAGCCATCAGGTTGTGTACCCGCGGGTGTCGCCGAAGTCAGCATCGAGGATGACCTTACCCAACTGGTAGTCTCCACCAACGACATCAGAGACGAACTTCAGACGCAAGATTCGACGCTGCTCCTTCATGTCGATCTTGCTTGTGTTGTCATCAAACGTATAGGGGCCGGTGATCTTGTCAGGTTGCTGCGGATACGGACGACCCACGATGTACAGATCCATCGTTCCGTCGAGCAAGAAGTCAGGCTCCACCCGCTCCAGACGGGTCCACTTGTTCTCACCCACAGGAGAGAACTGAGAAGGACCGCCCGCGATAACACCGAGGTCAGAGGTCGTGAAGTAACTCTCGATGGCGTTGACCATCGTGCCCTTCACTTCATCTTTCCCGACCTCGTGCTGCCACAGAGAAACCGCATCGTTGACAGCATCAACGGTGATCTCTACGTCAGCGCCGCTTCCAAAACTGGCCGTCAGGGTGTTTCCTACAACGTACCCAGATCCCTTGTCTTCTATGGTGACCTTCGTGACGATCCCGCCATAAACCTCAAAGGTAGCGGACGCTCCGGTCCCCGCGCCTCCGGTCAAGGAGATGTAGGGGTAGGTTCCGTCGGTGTAGCCGGTCCCGGCGTTGGTGATGGAAACTCGAGTGATCGTCCCGGTAGCGTTGGCCTCCCATCCCGCCTCCAAGGGGAAGCGGAAGACCTGAGAGAAGTAGCCCGCAGATCGACGGGATCCAAGAGCGCTTCCGGCGTCATACCAAGCGTTCTCTCGGATGTTGTACATGACAGCATCCGTGGCCTCTGTGTCGTCTCCTCGAGGGTAGAGCCACCAGACCTCACCAAAACGAGGCACCTTCGTCACCCACACCTTCTGCCGAAGGTTGTAGTTGATGTTATCGAAGAAGTAGTTCTGGTTCAGGTCGTTGGGGATCTCCTTCACCACACCGTTGTAGAGAAGGAAGCGGTCCACGCCGCACCAGAAGTAGATGCCGTCGTACTCGATGATGGACTGCGCCGACAGCAAAGAGGACTGGCTCGTGATGATGTCGTAGCGCCAGTATTGAGTGATCGTCGTTCCGCCAACCACGATGTTGGTTGGGTTGTAGGAGACGCGAATCAGGGAATCCAAAGACCAGAACAGGCCAGAAGGGGCGTTAGAACCACCGCGAACAGGCAGGCCTTGGACGATCTTCCCAGTGGCCACGTTCACCGCGTTGGCTTCTGCAGAGGTCCAGTCGTCGATATTGCCTGCAGCGCAGTTACGGATCAGCCCGTCATTGCCGTACACGAAGACGTAGGGGTGCAGAGTGACAACTCCACCGGAGACGTTGATCTCGTTGTCAAAGATCAGATCCACATTGGAGCCGTTGGCCGTGGCGTTCTGGGTCAGCGTCAGCGTCGTGGTGCTGATTGAGAGCACCTTGGTGCCTGCAGCGATGCCCGGACCACGAACAGTCTGTCCTGCGCCGATGTTCAGGTTGGCGACAGACAGAGTGACCGTTGGAGACCCGGAGGTGATCGTCGCCGCTTCTTGAGAAAACACACCTGCGGCGTACAGGATCGTCCCGGTGATTGGGCCAATCAGCAGGGGAGTGTTGACCTGAGAATCAATGTTGTTCAGGTCTTGCGAGGGATGCGCCAAAAGGAGGTTG